GACGTGCCGGATCACATCGAGGCACTAGCCGATCTCCTGGCCGCTCAAGATTTCGAAATCGACGTGTCCTGCTTCATCGTGTCGGACATGCTACGTGAGGCCATGGAGCGCCGGCTCTCCGCCCTGCTGACACCGGAGACCTTGCATTGACCGCACAGCAGGTTATAGCGCAGATCATCGCATGGCTCCGCACCGCCATAGCCCTCCTGATCCTCGTTTCAATTGCCGCCGAACTGGTGCGCATCCTCGGCGTGCAGCTTCCGATCCGCTCCATTGGCCACGTCGAACTGGCCTACCTTGCAGGGGCCTACTGGCTAACCAAATGATCGACTTCCTCATCGCATGCCTCGAAGAGCTGGCAGACATCCCAGAGACCGACAATGGCTAAGCCGCAGGACGACTCCGTAGGAGAACCGCCGAAGAAGAAGACCGGCCGCCCGACGAAGTACGATCCGGCCATGTGCGAGAAGGCCATTGAACTCGGTGCCGAAGGTGCAAGCCGCGCAGAGATCGCCATGGAGCTTGGAATCCACTGGGATACGTTCCACGAGTGGCAGAAGCAACACCCTGCGTTTTCCGACGCCATAAAAAGGGCGATGCAACTCGCGCAGGGCTGGTGGGAGAAGAAAGGCAGGGAAGCGACATTCGCCAGCGAGGGCTTCAATGCCACGTCCTACATCTTCCAGATGAAGAACCGATTCAGAGACGACTGGTCCGACCGCGTGGTCAACGAGAACACCGGGACAGTGAAGATCGAATGGGGCAAGCCTGAGTGACGACGGTCACGCTGCCCTACGCTCCGCGCCGGCAGTTCGTCCCGTTCCATGAGCGCCGCGAGCGTTTCGCCGCCCTGATCTGTCATCGCCGCGCCGGAAAGACGGTGGCGAGCGTCAACGACCTGATCCGGGGCGCTGCGCTCTGTGAGCGACAGAACCCACGGTTCGCGTACATCGCGCCGTTCTACAAGCAGGCCAAGGACATCTCGTGGACCTACCTGAAGCAGGGCGTGGCGCCGCTGCTGAAGTACGGAGCCTCGATCACGGAGTCCGAGTTGCGCGTCGACCTGCCGAACGGCGGGCGCGTCAAGCTCTACGGCGCCGACAACCCCGACAGCTTGCGCGGCATCTATCTCGACGGCGTTGTGCTCGACGAGCCGGCGCAGATCGGCCCGACGCTCTGGCCGGAGATCATCCGCCCCGCGCTGGCCGATCGCCTCGGCTGGGCCGTGTTCGTCGGGACGCCGAAGGGCCGCAACGCCTTTTATGAAATCTGGCGCCAGGCGCAGAAGTCGCCCGACTGGTTCACAATGATGCTGCGGGCTTCGGAAACCGGGCTGCTGCAAGCGTCCGAGCTGCAAGCGGCTCGCGACATGATGACGGAGCAGCAGTACCGGCAGGAGTTCGAGTGCTCGTTCCACGAGCCGGATGTCGCGCAGTTCATACTCAACGAGGAAGTCGACGCGGCAATCGCGCGCACGGAGAACACCGACACGCAGCCCGTGGTGTTCGGCCTGGACGTGGCACGGTTCGGCGACGACCGAACGGTTCTTCTCGTGCGGATGGGGCATCGCGTTGAGCGTGTCTTCTCTTGGCGCGGGCTCGACACCATGCAAACGGCCATGGAAGTCGGGCGCAAAGCCAACGAAATGGCGCCGACGACCATCTTTGTCGACGGTGGCGGTGTGGGCGGTGGCGTCGTCGATAGGCTCAAGGAGTTGGGCTACAGCGTCATTGACGTGAATGCGGGCTCGCGCGCCACGGACGACACGCGCTACGTCAACCGGCGTGCCGAGATGTGGCACAACATGAAGGTTTGGTTGAAAGAGCGCGGTTCGATCCCGAACGAGCCCGAGCTGGTCGATGACCTGCTCGCTCCGCTCTACAAATACGACGCGGCCAGCCGCATCCAACTCGAGAAGAAAGAGGACATGAAGGCGCGCGGCATGCCATCGCCGGACTTCGGCGACGCCCTCGCGCTGACATTCGCGGCCCCTGTTCCGCACCCCGGCATGGCGGCTCTGGCCGTCAGGTTCTCTCAGACCCATGCCAGCACCGGGCAACGCCACTCGACGATCAGAAGGAGCTACAGATGAAGCCTAAGATGCCGACGCCGCCCCCTGCGGTTCGCATGCCGACTCCAGATGATCCAGACATCGCCAACGCAGCCCGCATGAAAACCATGGAAGACGAGCGCAACAAGCGCGGCCGGCAGAGCACCAATCTGTCGGGTGGCGCGTACTCGCGGACCACGCTCGGCTGATGGCAGACCAAAACGCCGTCGAGCTGATAAAGCGCTCTGACGCTCGCTTCGCCAAACGCCAGCAGCTCGACTCGTTCCGGCAAGAGGTTGCCCTCAACTTCGCCCCGCACCTGGCGGAGTGGACATCCCCGTTGATGATGGGCGACGACTACGCCTCGCATGTGGTCGATGGCACGCCGCTCTTGCTGGCGCGCGACTTCGTCGGCCAGATCGGGGCCATGCTGCGTCCGCCCGGCAAGCAGTACTTCTGGCATCGCACCTACGTCGACAAGCTCAACAACTCGCGCGAAGTCCGCGATTATCTCGACTGGCGCTCGGGCCAGATGATGCGCATCATCCACGATCGCGTCACCGGCTACAGCCGCGCGACCAAGCAGGCCGACGAGTTCTTTGGCCTGTTCGGGGATGCGGTGCTGTCTGTCGATCTGTCCCCGAGGCAGGACAGCCTGCGCATCCGCAACTGGCACACGAAGGACTGCACGTGGGCCATGGGCGACGACAACCGCGCCAACGTCATCACGCGCAAGGAATGGCCGACCGCCCGCATCATGCGCGCCCGCTTCGGCGAGAAAAAGCTGCACGAGAAGGTCAACGAGGCGTTCGAGAAAGACCCGGACCTGACGTTCGAAGTGCGCCACGAGGTTCTTCCCGTCGACGAGTACGAGGCGTACTGCAAGCGCACGATGAAGAACAAGGACGGCTGGGTGTCGGTGTGGGTCGACGTGGCGCACAAGACGGTGCTCCGGGAAGCCCACTGGGAACAATTCCGCTACGTCGTTCCGCGCTGGGTGTCGCTGTCGGGCTGGGCCTACGCGATTTCGCCTGCGACGACTATTGCGCTGCCGGACGCGCGCATGATCCAGCAGCAGGCGCTTGCCATCCTCGAGGCCTCGGAGAAGTCCGTCAACCCGCCGCTCGTCGCCTACTCTGACACGATCCGGGGTGATGTGCGACTCGATGCCGGCGGCATCACATGGGTCGACAAGCAATACGATTCACGCACCGGGCAGCCGATCGAACCCCTCGATCTCGGCAAGAACTTCCCGATGGGCGTCGACATCATGGCGCGCACGGAAGCGCAACTGGCGCGGGCGTTCTACATCGACGTGCTACGCATGCCTGATACGCGCAGCAGCAAGAGCACGGTCGAAGTGAAGTTCCTGATCGACGAGTACATCCGCGCTGCGCTGCCGCTTTTTGCGCCTATGCAGGTCGAATACAACGATGAGCTGCTGTACGTCGCCGACCAGCTCATCGAGCAGGCTGGCGGCTACGATCGCGAGAAGCCGAAGGCGCTCAAGGGCGAGCCGCTGACGTTCCAGTGGGACAACCCGCTCTCGGAGATGCTGGAGCGCCAGAAGTCGCAAATGGTGTCGGAGCTTGGCATGCTGGCGCAGACTGTCGCGGCTTTGGAGGCGGCGGCCCAGCAGGCCCGCGCCATCAAGCAGGTCGATACCGTCAAGATGTTCCGCGAGTCGGCCATGGGCCTCGGGACTGCAGGCTGGCTGCTCGACGAGTTCGAAAGCGAGGACGCCATGGCCGCGCAAGACGAGGCGACAGGGATGCAGCAGGCAATCGGGGCGGCTCCGAACATCGCTGCGCTGATTGACTCCGGCGTCAACGCGGCCAAGGCCAGCGCCGAGATTCCTAACCCGAGCGAGCCCGGCGTGCCGCTCCTGCCGATGCCGATGTGATGATCTGGACCAAAGACGAGGCGCAAATCATCAAGGCGTGCTGGGCAACGGACCAGGGCAAGCTCGCCCTGCAGGTGAT